ATGGAGGGCGAAGAAGGCACCGACAACTGGGGCTGCCGCCTGATCGGCGTGGACAAGCTCACCGGCGAAAAGGTCGAAGGCCCGAAAGTCACGGTCAAGATGGCAAAGGATGCCGGGTGGTGGGACAAGAATGGCAGCTACTGGCCCAAGATGACCGAAATGATGCTCAAGTACCGCGCCGCCGCTTACTTTGCCCGCGCCGAGTGTCCGGAGGTCCTGATGGGCGCCAACATCGACTACGAGGTAGGCGCTGGCGACGCCGAGGAAGAGGGTGCGGCCCATGCTTAATGTTGTTGCGCTGATGGGCCGTCTGGTCTACGACCCAGAGCTTAAGACCACTCAGTCCGGCACCAGCGTGTGCAGCTTCCGCATCGCGGTTGACCGCAGCTTTGCCCGGCAGGGCGAAGAGCGCAAGGCCGATTTTATCGACGTCACCGCGTGGCGGCAGACCGCTGAGTTCGTCTGTAAGTATTTCCAGAAGGGCGGCATGATCGCAGTCGAAGGCAGCTTGCAGACCCGTCAGTACCAGGACAAGAACGGAAACAACCGCACCAAAGTTGAGGTCGTCGCCAGTAACGTGAGCTTCTGCGGCAGTAAGGCCGCAGAGCGGGCTGTCGTGAAGGATTTTGACCAGCAGACAGCAAATCATGTTCAGGAAGCAAAGGCCGCACAGAGCGCTCCGCAGGCCCAACAGACCAGTTTTGCCAGCCAGAGCTATCGCGCCGAACGCAAATTACCCGATGGTCAGCCGGTCGCTGTCCCCGACGCAGAAGCACACGATTCTGATGGCTTTTCCATCATTGATGACAGTGACGACCTCCCCTTCTAACCGCTGCCGCTGTGCTATCTGGCGATACGGGCATTCCATTCGAAAGGAGGTCAGACCGTGGGCATTGACCCTTCTCGCGGCTTCGTTGCCATCCCGCGCGGCCTGACCGACTGGGAATGGTATTCGGAGCCCAACACTGCCCGGCTGTTCATCCACCTGCTGCTCACCTCAAACTGGCAGGAAAAGCAGTGGCAGGGCATCACCATCCACCCTGGTGAGCTGGTCACGAGCCGCGCAAAGCTGGCAAAACAGCTCAGAATGTCTGAACAATCCGTTCGGACGGCACTTATGCATTTGCAGTCAACCAACTGTATAACCAGCAAAGCAGGGCCAAGATACAGCGTTATCACGATAAATAATTACACTGAAATTATTGGCTCAACCAAGCAATCAACCAGCAATCAACCAACTCCTAACCAAGACTTAACAAAGATAACAAAGAAAACAAGACAGTCGTCGTCTGCGTGCGCGACGCCCGAGCCGACTCCGACGAAGACGACATCCCCCGTAGTCATGGAGTTCGAGCAGCGTATCTGCAAGCTGAGCACCCAAGGGAAAGCCCAACTGACCGGATATGCTGACCGGCTGGGAGAAGAGCTGGTGCTGGCCATCATCAGCAGGTGTGCCGACCTCGGTGCCTACAGCTGGGTGTATGTCCGTAAAGCACTGGAAGAGACCGAGGCGCAGGGGTGCAGGTCCGTGGAAGAGTACCGCAGGCTTCACCCCATCAGCAGCGGACGGAATCTCCGTGTTGACCGTACCGAGCCGAGCGGGAACGATTTTCTCAAGAATGCTGGGCGGAGGCGACCGTTGAAAAAGAAAGGAGACTTTCCAAAAGATAACTGAACTACATAGTCTTAAACTAAATTTGAAGAAAGGTGAAATAAATGAGTCAACCCCGTTATGATTGGTGGGGATACGTCAAAGGAATGATTCGGCGCTACCCGCTTCTCTGTGCAAAGCAAAAAGAATTACATGAAGTAAGCCTTTCCCCCTGTCTAAGCATCGCATCTCATGTCAATGGAAATCATTCCGACCCCACTTCTAACGCTGCCCTTCGAGAACTTCCGGCTATCAATCTCCGTGAAATGGATGCTGTACAACATGCTATCGCAGACACGCGCACACTGAAAAATAGTAAAGAACAGATGCAAATGATTCGGATGGTATTCTGGGAAAAATCGTATACGGTATCGGGCGCTGCCACAAAATTAGGCTATAGTGAACGAATTGTCGTCCAATGGCATGGAGATTTTATACGGTTGACCGCTCATCATTTTGGTTTATTATAAAACAATTTCATTTCAAGTATTGCAGTATCTTCAATCTGATGGTATTATTGACTCGGAATTATATGTTGAAAGGATGTTGATTATGGCCGGATGGGATGACATTTTGCGAGAATTAGGCGATACCCCTTCTCCAGTCGATATTGTTCGTCGCCAATACTTAAAATCTCTTTCCGACTACACTGGTCGAAATACTATTGCATATTATTCCGCTTTTTTAACCCGTCAAGCTGTCGGCACTGATATAAACGATTCAGACATGACAGGCTTTATGAACGCATTAAAGGGAATGGACTGTTCAAAAGGGTTAGATTTGATTCTACACACTCCCGGAGGCTCTCCTGTTGCGGCAGAAGCTATTGTCAATTATCTTCGTAGCAAATTTTATAATGATATTCGTGCCATCGTTCCTCAAATTTCCATGTCTGCCGGCACGATGCTTGCCTGCGCTGCTAAAATTATTATTATGGGAAAGCAATCTAGCCTTGGTCCAATAGATCCCCAATTTAATGGAATTCCTGCATATAATATTAAGGCTGAATTCGAAGAAGCCAAAGCAGATTTAGCCTTGCACCCTGAAAATGCCCAATATTGGGCAATAAAATTGCAGCAATATCCTGCCGCATTCTTAAAGACCGCGTTGGATGCCATTAATCTTTCAAGTGATTTAATAAAAGTTTGGCTTGGTAGCTGTATGTATGACAGCAACATTCCTGCTGAAGCAGCTATCGTCAATAACATCGCCCAGCAGCTAAATGAGCATGATCATTCTAAAACCCATGACCGACACTTTAATATTGATTTTTGCCGTAGCATTGGCTTAAAAATCGAAGAAATGGAGTCAGACGATTGCTTGCAAGATAAAATTTTGAGTGTCCATCATGCATATCTTTTATCTCTTTCTAATTCTGATTCTGTCAAAATCATTGAATCTCAAAATGGGAAGGCTGTCATCAACCGTTTTCAATCTTGAGCATATAATCCAATTAGGAGGTTTTGTCATGGATGCCGAGTTAAACAGGCAAATAGACGATTTATACAACACACTTTATGCACCGTGTGCGCTTCAAAATGTTCCATCAAATTTGCATATCAAAGTTCTCAACAACACTCTTCATAGCGAATTTTCTCTCAATCAATGCGCGGTCGGTAAAATTTCGCTGTCTAGCAATATAAAAAATTTCAAACCCTTGCATTAAAAAGCCAAAATTTCATGCTACAATATTATTGTCAAAACCCGCAGGACAAATTTATCATCCTGCGGGTTTTGCATACGCAGCCTCCGAAACTTTTCCTTCATCATGATGAATTGCTCCTTTGGACTTTTTGCTGCTTGACAGGCATTTTTTCTCCTTCTTGAGCTTTCTGAGGCTGCTTCAAAGCTTTTCTTCCCTGCACAGAAATGTGCGGGGATTTTTTATGCAGCCGTAGCTCAGCCGCAAGAGCGCTGGCGTGACCAGACGGACGGAGGGCCGCACCCTCCCGGCTGCTCCATTTTTACACACAGGAGAGGTGGTGAGGATGACCGACAAGCAGGAGCGTTTCTGCGAGGAATACATGATAGACCTGAACGCGACCCAGGCGGCCATCCGCGCCGGATACTCCCCAGCAAGTGCCAAGACCGTGGGGCCGCGATTGTTGGAGAATGTTGGAGTTCAGAAGCTCATCGCCCAGCTTCAGGCTGAGCAGAGCCGCCGCACCGGCGTGTCTGCCGACCGGGTGGTGCGAGAGCTGGCGAAGGTGGCCTTCGTCAATGCGGGCGACCTCATCGATGCACGGACGGCCTCCCTGAAAAGCGATGCTGCCCCGGATGATCTGGCCGCTGTGCAGTCGGTCAAGGTCAAGACCTTCGGGGAGGACGGTCTTGAGCAGGAGGTGAAGCTGGCCGACAAGCTTCGGGCGCTCGACCTGCTGGGCAAGCACCTCGGGATGTACAAAGACACTTCCGAGAAAGACCCCGCCGCCGATGCACTGGCAAAGGCGAAGGAACTTCTGGGAGGCGTGGACAGTGCCATTGACTGAATTTCAGCAGGAATATCTGCGCAACTGCAATCACCGTTGGAATGTCAAGACCGGGGCGACCCGCTCCGGCAAGACCTATCTTGACTGCGCCGTCACCATCCCGAAGCGCATCTGTGCGGCCCGTGGCGAGGGCCTGCTGGTCATGCTGGGCAACACCCTCGGCACGCTGGAACGCAACGTGCTGGAGCCTATGCGCGGCCTCTGGGGGCCGGAGCTGGTGGGCGTCGTCCGCACCTCGGCCTCCGGCAACATCGTGCAGCTCTTCGGTCACAAGGTCTATGTCCTCGGCGCCGACAACAAAAAGCACATTGCCCGCATCCAGGGCGCAGCCTTCGAGTACGCCTATGGCGACGAGATCACCACCTGGGACGAGGGCGTGTTCCAGATGCTCAAGAGCCGCCTGTCCTGCCCCCACAGCCACTTCGACGGAACCTGCAATCCGGAAAGCCCCTCCCACTGGTTCAAGAAATTCCTCGACAGCGACGCGGACATCTACTGCCAGGCGTACACCATCGACGACAATCCGACTCTTCCGGCCCAGTTCGTGGCCGACCTGAAAAAAGAGTATACCGGCACCGTCTACTATAACCGCTTCATCCTCGGGCAGTGGATGGCAGCCAACGGCGTTATCTACCGCCTGTTGGCCGACAGCCTCGCCGCCGGGGATGGGCGTTTTTTCTGGCCCGCCGAGAAACAGCTGCACCCGTGGCGGATCCGTATTGGCGTGGACTTCGGCGGCAACGGCTCGAAGCACGCCTTCGTGGCGACGGCCATTCTGCCGGGCTGGTCCGGCGTTGTGGGGCTGGCGTCCCAGCGCATCGACCCGGTGGCGCAGGATGCCGACTATCTGGCCGACAAGCTCGTTGAGTTCTGCATCGCGGTCTTTGCCCGGTATGGGGAGATCCAGTACATCTTCTGCGACAGCGCTGAGCAGACCCTGATAAACCATATCCGCGCCCGCCTGCGCCGCTGCAAGCTGAGCTGGCTTGCTGACCGGGTGGAGAACAGCGCTAAGATAAAGATCACCGACCGCATCCGGCTCACCTGCATCCTGATGGGCGGCGGACGCTTCTGGCTCATGCCGGAAGCTGCCACCCTGCGGGATGCCCTCGCTACGGCCCTTTACAGCGGCAAACATCCCGGCGTAGATGAGCGCCTCGACGACGGCAGCACCGACATCGACACACTGGACGCCTATGAGTACACCATCGAGCGCGATTTCAAGAGGTTGACGAACACATGAACATCACCGATTTTCTGGATCATCTGCATAAGACGCGCGGGTGGCAGCTGGATACCGATTACTACAGCCAGATCGAGACATGGCGGCAATGGTGGAAAGGCAACGTACCCGGCGTTCATACCCGCGCCGCCAAGTATGCCGACGGTACCAAAAAGCGCACCATCGCCTCCCTGCGGATGCCCAAGCGGGTCTGTGAGGACTGGGCAAATCTGCTGCTGAACGACCGCACCACGTTTCAAATCGCGGACGCAGTCACCGCCCGGTATCTTCTGGGCGACGATGAGCAGCAGGTGGGCGGACTGCTCCGCGACCTGAATTTCTGGACGAACGCCAACGCGCTGGTCGAGAAAGCATTCTGGTCCGGCACAGGCGCTTTTGTTTTGAGCGTCGAGAATATGACCGTCGTAAACGGCAAGGCAGTCCCCAGCCCGGACGTCCGGCTCCGGCTGGACTACGACCCGGCCCCCTGCATTCTCCCCCTGCGGTTGGAGCGGGGCATCGTGACCGAAGCGGCCTTTGTCTCCGAGTGTCTGATGGACGGCAAGCCTGCCATTTACTTGCAGACACACACTGGCAACGAAAAGAAGCGCACCATCCGCAACGAATGGTTCCGCGTCACCGACTCCATGTCCGGCACGCCGGTGTTTTCTCCGGTCGAGAAGCCCCCGGAAGGCACGGTAGAAAGCGTCACGGTAGAGGGTTCCCCGCCCTGGTTTGCACTGTTCAGCCCGGGAGCTGTCAAGAACCTCGACGGCGGCAGCGGGCTGGGCATGAGCGTCTTTGCAGAGGCGCTGGAAGAGGCGCAGGGCGTGGACCTTGCCTTTGACAACTACCGCGAGGACATCCGCCTCGGCCACAAGAAGATATTCTACAGCGCCGACATCTGCCGCAAGGTGGTGGACGATAAGGGAGTGGAGCACTCCATCCCGCCGGACGACGATGTTGTGAGCCAGTTTGTGCATCTGCCTGGCAAGGAAAGCAGTCTCGACCAGCACAGCGAGTACCACGAGTACAACCCCGACCTCCGCGTGGAGCAGAATCACCGGGCGGTGCAGGATATGCTCAACCTGTTTTCCTTCAAGTGCGGGCTGGGCTGTCACCGGTACGATTTCGAGAATGGCAAAGTCACCACAGCCACCGAGTACAACGGCAGTCGGCAGGACTTGGTAGCCAGCGCCAACAAGAACCAGATACCCATTGAAGGTGCGCTGATCTCCATCATCCGGGCCATCCTCTGGGCTGCAAAAGACTTGCAGAAGGCTACAGTCGTCCCCGACACTCCCATCTCGGTGAACTGGGACGACAGCTATATCACCGACGCCGAGACCCGCATGACCCAGATGAGAGATGATGCCATCAGCGGCTTACTCCCCCGCTACAAGTATCTTTCGGCCCGGTACGGCATCTCCGAAGAGGATGCCCGCCGGCTGGCGCAGGAAGCCAAAGACGAAAACCGCCAGCCTGAGCTGACCTTCGGCGGGGGTGCCTGATGCTGGCTCCGAACTACCTCGACCACGCCCCCGACCGGCTCATCCTGCTCTGGCAGCAGGCCGAGGACGACATCCTGCGGGACGTGGCCCGGCGCATCGGCAAGATGGACGCCCTGACACCGACGGCGAACTGGCAGCTCTGGCGCTACCAGCAGACCGAGGCCGTCCGCAAGGATGTGGTGAAGCTTCTTGCCCGGTATACCGGCAAGAGCGAGGCCGAGATCCGCCGCCTGATGAAGGAGGCCGCGACCGCCGCACTGGAAGCCGAGGACGAGATCTACTACCACTACGGCAAGGAGCCGACGCCCTTCGAGGAGTCGGCTCCCTTGCAGAACCTGCTCAACGCGGGCTATCGGCAGACGGCAGGCAGCTTCTCCAACCTCACCGCCACCACGGCAAACACCGTCTCCGGGGCCTTCGAGCAGGCGCTGGACAGGGCGTGGCTCCAAGTGAGCAGCGGCGCGTTCGACTACAAGACCGCCGTCAAGCGTGCTGTGGACGGCCTTGCCGACTCCATGCCCTATGTCACCTACCCCAGCGGCCACAGAGACGCGCTGGAGGTAGCCTGCCGCCGTGCCGTGCTCACGGGCGTGAATCAGACCGGCGCGAAGCTTCAAGAGGCCCGGATGGACGAGATGGGGGCCTCTTTTGTCGAGGTGACGGCCCACGGCGGGGCGCGCCCCAGCCATGCCGTATGGCAGGGCAGGCGCTACCACCGGGGCGGCGCGGTGGACTACTTGGGCCAGCACTACGAGGATTTCGAGTCGGCCACCGGCTACGGCACCGGCGCGGGGCTTTGCGGCTGGAACTGCCGCCACACCTTCTTCGTGGTGTTCCCGGAGCTGGGCAGCCCGCCCGCATGGACGCAGGAGAGCCTTGAAGCCCTCAATGCCCGGGACATCGAGTATGACGGCGGGCTCTACACCCGCTACGAGATCAGCCAGATGCAGCGCGCCCGGGAGCGGGCCGTCCGCAAGTGGAAACGCCGGTATCTGGCCGAGGTCGCCGCCGGGGCTGACACCACCGCCAGCACCGTGAAGCTGAGGCAGGCCCGGCAGAGCCTTGCAGACTTCACTCGGGCCACCGGCGGCAGAGTAGACAGCGCCCGGACAAGCGTGCATGGGTTCGGGCGGAGTGAGGCCAGCAGGGCCAGCTACGCGGCCCGGAAACAGGAGCGGTTCAATGCTGCAAATACTGAGTTGCAGCAAATGCGGGAAGCTGGTACAATAAAGGCGAAAGGTCGGCTCATTGAATCCCCGTCTGCTCCAAATGAGATAAATTTTGCAAGCGACCACGTCTTGCAGCGCTGGGCTGAACGCGGTATGGGGCCAATGGATGCCGAACGCATCATCCGCTCCTCTAAGGTCGCAATGTCCCAGCGAAACGGTACACAGACCTGTTATTACTCTGAGCTGGGCTTTGTCGCCATCGGACAAGATGGCAATGTATCCAGCATCGGCCCGCTGGATGAGGGCGGAAAGAAATTGATGGAGGTGGTCAAAAAGCATGGAATTCCGCATTCGTGATGATGTGAAGCTTGAAGAATGGTTTTGTCCCATTTACAACCGAAAAATCGACTGCGGCTTGTGCTTCGACATTTCCAACATCGGCGATGATATTCTTTGCCTGAAGGGCGACGATAAGCCGCCTTGCAGCTGGGATGAAGCCCACAAAAGCTGCCTCAAGTGTCAGCACTATGCTGACTGGGACTAACAACCAAATACCGCGAGCGTCTTTGCCCATCCGGGCAGGGGCGCTTTTTTCATGCCGTTTTCGCTCATATTGGTCAGAGCAGCTGCCTCGCAAGCAGCGGGCCGCCGGTTCGATTCCGGCAGACGGCACCATCGCGGCGGGCAGCGCGTACCCTGCCCGGCAACATGCGGACGGAGAACCGCGTCAACAAACCGTAGTTTCACCCAAAGAAAGGGGTTTACTTATGAAGCGTGAAGACGTAAAGGCAAAGATCCCCGGCATCACCGATGAACAGCTGAACTGGCTGATGAGCGAAAACGGCGCTGACATCAACCGCGAAAAGACCGTCTCTGAACAGTTCAAGACCCAGTTCGAAAACGCACAGGCCCAGCTCAAGACCGCGCAGGACGGCCTGAAAGCCTTTGAGGGCAAGAAGTCCCCGGAGGAGTATGAGGCCGAGCTGACCAAGCTCCGGGGCGATATGCAGGCACAGGCGGACGGCTTCGCCTTCGACTCTGCCCTGAACACCGCCATCATGGGCAAGAAGGGCCGCAGCGTCAAGGCCGTCCGCGCCCTGCTGGACATGGAGGCCCTCAAGTCCTCCAAAGACCGCACCACCGACATCGACAAGGCGCTGGAAGAAGCTGCAAAGGCCAACCCCTGGGCCTTCGGCGAGGCCGCAGAGGGCGGCAGCGTCCACGTTTCCAGCGGCGCAGAGCACGGCACTCCGCCCACCGGCGACACCGATGCCGTCACCGCTGCCTTCAAGGCGATGAACCCCGGCATCAAGATCGACTGATAGAAAGGAAACATTATGGCACACGAAGCACAGGTTCGTTATTCCAAGCTGGTTGACCTCAAGCTCCGGGCGACGCTGGTCAAGAAGGTCAGCGTCATCTGCAACAACCGCTATGAGGGCAGCCCCAAGGCCGGTTCCGTCAAAGTCCCCGTCCGTGACACCGAAGTCACTGTGAACGACTACAACAAGCAGACCGGCGCAGAGCTGACCGGCGGCGACACCACCTATCTCACCGTCAACATCGACAAGGACAAGGCCGTCAATGAGATCATCGACGGCTTCGACGCCGCCAGCGTCCCTGACGATCTGGTGGCTGACCGTCTGGACAGTGCCGGTTATTCGTTGGCGCTGCAGGTGGATTCCGACGGCTCTGCGGAGCTGACCACCGCAGGCACGGCCTTCGGCACCACCACCGCCCTGACCGAGAAGACCATCTACGGCAACGTCGTGGACGCCCGCACCAAGCTCTCCACCGTCCATGTCCCCACCGAGGGCCGCTGGCTGCTGGTCTCCCCCGAGATCTATGGTCTGCTGCTGAAGAGTCCCGAGTTCATCAAGGCATCTGACCTTGGCGATGCTGTCGTCCAGACCGGCGCTGTGGGCCGCATCGCAGGCTTCACCGTCTTTGAGGATTCTACCCTCGGCGAGAACGTGGAGTACATCGCCGGTCATCCCAACTGGTTTGCATTCATCGACGAGTGGGCCGTCCCCGTCCATGTGCAGGATCTCAATGGTTCCAGCAAGTACATCGGCGCGTCCGCAGTCAAGGGCCGCAAGGTCTACGCCTTCAAAGTCACCAAGCCCCAGACCATCCTCATCAAGAAGAAAGCGTGACCGAACCTCTCAGTCTGCCGACGGCAGCCAGCTCCCCTAACAGGGGAGCCTAAAAGGAGCTGATTTTTTTGAATTACTGCACCTATGACCAGTATGCAGCCGCCGGCGGCACGCTGGACGAAGCCGCCTTTGCCCCTTTGGCCGCACGGGCGTCCCGGCTCATCGACCGGATGACCTTTGGCCGGGCCGAGGGCCACGCGGCAGTGTGCGAAGGCTGTGCAGAGGCACTGGCGGATGCCTGCATCCAGATCATCGACGCAGCGAACGCCGTGCAGAGCGCCTGCACGCCGCCCGGCGCGTCCAGCGTCTCCAACGATGGCGTGTCCATGACCTTCACCTCCGGCGCACTGGCCGCACGGCTGGTGGCAGAGGCGGCGTACATCCTCGCCAACACACTGGGCAGCGACCCGCACAATCTGCTGTATCGGGGGTGTTTCTGATGCAGACGCCCGTCACCGTCGTCATGCTGCTGCATGACATTGCCACCGAAACAGACCGGCCGGTCTGCAAGGTGCTCACGGGGTGCAGCTGGCGGGAGACGCGCCGCACCTCGGCCTCCGGCGACCCCCAGAGGGTGGTGCATATCCGCCTCCCGCCTGCGCCGGGCTATCTGCCCTATCCCCAGTGGGCGCGCCTGACACCGGCAGAGAAAGCCGCACACTGGACGCTCAAGCGGGGCAGCAAGCTCCTCTGCGGCGCTGTCCGCAGCCTGACCGAGGCCGAATATGCCGCCCTCGAAAAAACGCACATCTGCTGTACGGTGGCGGATGTCTCGGACGACCGGGGCGTCCCGCTGCCGCATTTTCATGTGGAAGGGAGCTGAGAGAATGAGCGCACTGATTCCCTTTGGCCCGGTCGCGCCGTCAGCAAAACCGGTCTTTGACCCACCTGACGACTGGAAGTACCGGGTCGATGGTGTGCAGATGGAGTTGAGCTGGCGCCCCGACTTCGGCGCAGAAAAGACCGCTGCCCTGCAAAAGGCCCAGTTCGCCCTTGCGCAGGAAGCCGCGCGGCTCATCGACAGCTACGTCCCCTTCGACACCGGCCAGCTGAAAAACAGCGTTCAGACTGCATCCAACTACGAAGAGGGCCTTTTGGTCTACAATACCCCTTATGCCCGCAAGCAGTATTATCTGCACCCCGAGGGCGAAGCACTGCACGGAGACACCGACCTGCGCGGCTCCTACTGGGGCCAGCGGGCTATTGCTGATGTGGGCGAACATCTGGCCCTCTTCGGGGCCAAGGCCGTCACGACTTTCTGGGGAGGGATGGGACACTTATGAGCGAGAAAGCCACCATCACCGCGATGAGAGAATGGCTCAAGACCTGCCCTCTCATCGCGGAAGAACAGAGCGAGAACGGCGCAGCCTTCCGCATTTCCGGCCTCTCGCCGGAGCCTGTGGTCGAGTTTTCCATCGAGGACAGCCCCACCGACCCGGTGACGGCTGTTTTCTTTTCCGGCCGAAACCTCGCCAAGAGCTACATCTTCGTTTCCCGCCGCGACTACAGCGAGGCCCAGAGCGTCCAGATCGCGAACAGCGGCTTTTTTGAGCAGCTGACCGAATGGGTGCTGGCCCAGAACGACCGGCATCATCTGCCCCGGCTGGATGGCCGCAAGGAAGCGCTGCGCGTTTCGGTGACGTCCAGCGGCTACATCGTCACGGCCAGCGCGGGCAGCTGTAAGATGCAGATGCAGCTGCGGCTCGAATATTACCAGCCCAAGGGCTGAAACGAAAGGAGTTTTTCCTATGACTGTTACCGAAGCCGTCAAGCTGTCGGGCCTGACCCCCAGCGCAGCCTATACCGGCGTGGAGACCACCGACGACTTCCTGCTGGCCGTCCAGACCGAGGCCAGCCAGACCGACGTGAAAAGCTGGGTGGTCTGTGCCGACCATGTGAAGGAGCACAGCGGCGCACTGAACGCCACCACCACAGACAACACCTACATCCGCACCGGCCCTGTCACCACCAAAGGCAGTGTCCAGCGTACCCTCTCCATTCAGGGCGACCGCTACGTGGGCGATGCGTTTCAGGACTTCCTGCTCTCCCACAAGATCGCGTTCGGCTCCGGCCAGAGCGTGGTGGTGCCTTATGTTTACTTCTCTCTCCGCACCGGCAAGGGCGAGAAGGGCGAAGGCGCGCTCATCCTGACCAGCGATGTGGGCGGCAGCGCCGGCGCGAATGCCACCTTTGCCGCCGATTTCAAGGGCATCGGCACCCCGGCTGAGTTCGACTATAACACCGCCGTCGCGGGCTGAGAGAAAGGAGTACCGATAAATGCTGATCCATGGACAGGAATTTGATTTTTCGCTTCTGAACGCCAACGACCTCGACCGTCTGGAGGACGCACTGGACGAGATGACCCGGGAGGGCGAGGCCGAGACAGCCCGGTGCGAACGGGAGAATGTCCGCCTGGGCGACCGTCTCCGCGCACAGGCCCGCGTTTCCATGCGCGGCCTCGACAAGATCCTGGGCGCAGGGGCATCCGCCCGTCTGGGGCTGAACGAAAACGATGTCAGCCGTCTGTACGACGTCCTCGACGAGATCACGCAGGCAGCCGCTGCTGAGAAGGCTCGTTATTCCCGCCCGGCGGCCGTCCCCCAGAACCGCGCCCAGCGCCGGGCTGAGAAGCGCCAGAAGAATAAGAAGCACAAGCCGCCCGTGAGCTATCCGGCCCAGCCTGCCGCCGCCCAGATGGTGGAGCGGGTGGACAAGGCCGCACGCCGCAAGCAGCTTCTGGATGAACTGGCCGCTTTGGAAAATGGCTGACATCCTGCTGGACAAACTGCCCCGCATGTGGGCAGGCAGGCCCATCGACTGGGATTTTCGGCCTATGGTCTGGTTCAACGGGCAGTATCTCCGCCTTCCGGAGGACGAAAAGGGCCTGCCTGAGCTGGCCCGGGAAACCATGCGCCGGTTTTACCGCGTGGCCGTCCCGCCGGAGGAAGAGGTGGACGCTTTCAAGGCTCTGGTGGAGTTCTACACCGCAGGCCCGCAGGAGGTGGCCGACCGCCCCGGCAGCAGCCGCACCGAGGAGCTGGCGCTGGACTACGTCACCGACGGCCCCGCCATCGTGGCCGCGTTCCAGCAGGCTTACTGCATCGACCTCACTACCGCGAAGCTCCACTGGTGGCGGTTCAAGGCCCTCATGTCGAACCTGCCCGAGGAGACCCAGCTGGTGAAGATCATCGGGTTCCGGACGGCTGACCCTGCGCAGTTTCAGGGCGAAGAGCGGGAGCGGCGTGCCGAGCTGAAGGAACGCTTCGCGCTGCCCGCTGCCCTGCGGAAAGGAGGCGGTCGCATTGTCACCCTGCAAGACCGCAACGAAGCCTTTGCGGCCCGCTTCCGGCGCTGACCGCGCCCCGGTGCTCTGCCCCCTGTGTGGTCGGCCTCTGCCGGTCTGGGCCATCCCGGAAGCCAGCGCCCAGGGCGTCTGGGTCAAATGCAAGAACCCGGCCTGCCGCAAAGAAATCGAAATAAAACTCTAAGCCTGTGCCACTGTGCCTGCGCTCTTTTTCACAGAAAGAGGTGGACACCGTGGCCGCAGATTTTTCCATCACCGGCGAAGTAAAGCTCAACAGTGACCCGGCTGAGGAAGCCACGAGCAAGTGGACCGTGGCCGCAGGCCAGCTCATCGCGGACTTTGCCAAGAAAGCTGCATCCAGCCTGAAAAGCGTGGTCAAATCCGGTCTGGACTACAACGCCCAGATGGAAAGCTATCTGACCAACTTCAAGGTCATGCTGGGCAACGAACAGCTTGCTGCCGAGAAGCTGGAAGAGATACGCCGGATGGCCGCAAGCACGCCCTTCTCCCTGTCCGACCTGACCGAGGGGACCCAGACCCTCTTGCAGTTCGGCATCGCGGCGGACGACACCACCGGTGTGCTCAAGCAACTAGGCGATATTTCGCTGGGCAACGCGGACAAGCTCCAGACCCTCGTGCGGGCCTATGGCAAGATGTCCAGCGCCCAGAAGGTTACGCTGGAAAACGTCAACATGATGATCGACGCGGGCTTCAACCCGCTCAATCAGATCTGCGACGCCACCGGCGAGAGCATGAGCGCCCTCTACAAGCGCATCTCGGACGGCAAGGTCAGCTTCAATGAGCTGGAAGCCGCCGTGGCTGCTGCCACCAGTGAGGGCGGGCAGTTCTACAACGGTATGCTGGAAGCCAGCCAGACCTTCAACGGCAGGCTGTCTACCCTGAAGGACAATGTGGCCGCGCTGACCGGTGAACTGACCAGCGGGCTGTTCTCGGCTCTCGGGGACATCATCGTCAAGGCAAACGAGCTGGTCGTCTCCATCACCGAGGACGACGCCAAAATGGCCGCGCTCAAGGAGACCATCGGCGTCCTGACGGCGGCAGTCGTAGCCGTCACGGCGGCAGTCCTGAGCTATAAAGCCTCCGTGGCAGCAGCTACAGCTATCACGGCGCTGCATACCGCTGCCACCACCGCGATGGCTGCGGCCCATAAAGCTGCCGCCGCAGGAGCTACCGGTCTGCAAGTGGCACAGGCGGCATTGAATACCGTGCTTTCGGCCAATCCCATCGGGCTTGTGGTGGCCGCTCTGGCCGCTCTGGCGGCGGGGCTGGTGACCGCCTATCACACCAGCGAGACCTTCCGCTCTGCTGTCGATTCAGCATTTTCGGCCATTCAAAAGACCGCCTCGAATGTCATCGGTTCGGTGGTGGACTGGATCAATGAGCTAGTGGCCCGCATCAAGGGTGCAGCCGCCGCGCTGGGCTCTCTGAAAAACGGCCTCGGTGCAGCAAAAGATGCCTACAACGAGGCTTATTCCGACTCTATCGGCAGCTATCAGCAGTCGAAAAGAGATAAGGCAAGCCAGAGCCGCCTCGACAAGCACAATGAGCGAGTCGCACAGTCTCAGGCTGACGCGGCCCGCAGTTCCGGCTCTTCCGGCGCGGCGGCATCTGCCACCGCTGCGGCCGCTGCGGCCACCTCTGCCGCCAAGAGCACAAAACAGGCCACGGCGGACATCGTCAAGTCCATCAGTGACACCACCACCGCAGTCAAGGACGGCGTGACCACCACGACCGAGACCGTCACCGAAACGCTGTCCAACGGCACGACCCAGCAGAAGCAGGTCATCACCTCCACCAGCCGCCAGATGGTGGACGGCGTCCTCAAGGACATCAAGACCGTGGAAACCATCGCGGCGGACGGCAAGCGGACGGTCAGCCAGACCATGGAGACCGTGCGAGACGTGGTGAACACCGTGACGGCCACCACCACGGCTATTGTGGACGGCATCAAGACCACCACCCAGACCGTGACCAAGACCCTCGCGGACGGCACCACCGAGCAGCAGCGCGTTATCACCCAGACGCAGGACAAGGTCATCGACGGGGCGCTCCGCACAGTGGAGACCGTCAAGACCATTGCCGCCGACGGCACCGAGCAGGTGGCCGAGACCATCAAGGACAGCGCCGCCAAGACACTGGACGGCCTCTGGTCTGCCCTCAAAGACCGGGCCAACGAGGGCGTCCTCGGCACGGTGGACACCCTGTGGGACGCGGTAAAGAGCGGAGACTGGGTGGGCATCGGCAAGTGGGCGGCATCCGCCCTCTACTCGGGCCTCACCGCCAACCAGAAGCAGCAGATATGGGATTTCGCCATGAAGATGGTGGACGGCCTGAACGGCGTTCTCGGGGACGCGGCGGGCAGTCTGGCGCAGGCGGCGTGGAGCATCGGGCAGACGCTCTTCGAGGGTATCACCGGCAAGTTCGGCGACATCTCCTCCATGGCCGTCAAGATGGGCGGCACCCTGAAAAGCGTGTTCGGCGCACTCAAGGTCCCGCTGGCCGCTGCGGCCAAAGCCATCAGCGCCGGCCTCTCCGGCGGCCTCCTGAGTATGTTTCCCGCCATCTATGCGGGCTTCGCCGGCATGATCGGCACCATCGGCGCAGCCGTCGAAGGGATGCTGGCCGCCATCAGCGCGGCCCTCACCTCCACCCTCTTCGGCATCCCGGCAGGCCTCGTGGTGGCCGCTGCCGCCGTCGCTCTGGGCGTCGCCATCGCGGCCATCGTGTCCAAGCTGGGCGGGAGCCACAGCAGTTCCGGCGGTTCTGGCGGCAGCGGCGGGGGCGGGGGCGGAAGCTCCGGTCTCGACCTCGACACCCCCAGCATCACCGACGGGTCGAACAAGCTGACGGACACCATCGACGCCAACACCGCGAAGCTCACCGAAATCAACAAGTCCCTCGCCAAGCTGGTCAAGAGCGCAAACGCCCTTGTCCTCAGCGACAACATGGCCGTGAGCAGCCGGGTGGCAGCCTCCGGCACGGCGCAGATCGCCGCCGCTGCCAGCAGCTACCGCGAGGGCGACACCAACATCACCCAGAACATCTACTCCAAGGCCCACACCGCCGCCGACCTCCAGCGCGAAGCGCGCTGGGAGGCCGACCGCGCCAAGGCCCAAAAACACTGAAAGGAGGCCAACCATGCGCAATGACCATCTCCGCCTCGTGACAGACGCCGGGGCATCCCTCGACCTCGGGTGGGACTACGGCATCCCTTACCAGATGGATGGCCTCTCGGGCGTGGACGTCACCCTCAAAACGGCGCAGGGCGTCAATCAGCAGGGTGTGACGGTAGAGGGCCAGAGCGTGGAGGGGGTGCCTCACGAGATCATCGCAGATTTCTGGGGGCCGGATGGCGAGCGGCAGGCAAATCTGTTTTTGCAAAAGCTGCCCTTCTTCACCTCCGGCACCGCCTACTTCGGCGACAAGTATTTTTCCCGCTTCTTCCTCCAAAAGACGCCCTACACCGTCCAGCTCCACCCTTATCCCCGGCTGGACTTTCTCCTCTACCGCCCCAAGCCCTACTGGTACAGCCTCGAGAGCCAGAACGCCGTCATGGGCGGCTTCGTACCCCAGTTCCGCTTCCCGGTCTGCTACGACAGCCACCAGTACAGCGAGTGGCGGCAGAGCTACTTCCTCAACGTCAGGAACCCCGGTGCGCTGCCGGTTCCTTTCACCGCGATACTCCGCTCCTCGGGTATCGTGGTCGATCCCGCCATCCGCAACAGCACCACCGGGGAGCACATCGGCTTTGACACCACCCTGAACAAGGGGGATGTGCTGGAGATCTACCGCACCACCACCGACCGTCTGGCCGTCAAGCTCATCTCCGGCGGCGTGGAGACCAACGCCTTCGCCCTGCTGGACGAGGACAGCGACCTCATGGAGCTGCACCCCGGCGATAACGTCCTCACCGCCGACGCCGCCAGCGGCAGGGAGGGCTTGCAGGCGTCCATCTCCTTTTACCCACTGGCGGTGGGCATTCTCCCGGAGGTGATGAAATGACCTTTGACGTACTGGACGAGACCACCCTCGCCCGCCTCGGGAACATCGACGTATGGGTGTCGGTGTACTGGGATGAGCCCTACAACTCCGAGGGCAGCTTCACTCTGGAAGTCCGCCCCACCGAGGAGAACCTCTCGCTCCTGCGGGATGGCCGCTGGCTCGTCCGCACCGACGCCGCGACCCGTGTACCCATGCGCATCTGTCACCGGAGCAATGAGAACGAGGACGCGAACCTCGTCGTCACCGGCTACCCGGCCACGTGGATCTACACCAAGCGGGTCTCCGCGTCGGCCATCAAGAACGAGAACGCCGAGGCCGCCATGCTGGCCCTCGCCAAGGCAGCGGCTCCGTGGCCCAAGCTGGAGGTGGCCGAGGCCAAGGGCTTTGACACCACCTTTGAACAGCAGACCTCGGGGAATACCCTCTTCGACTACTTCAAAACGGTGGGTTCTGCCTGCGACCTCGGCTTCCGGGTGGTGCTCACTGGTAAAAACAGCGCGAAAAAACTCATGTTCGAGGTCTGGCGGCCTACTGCCGACCCCAACAACCGCTTTTCGACCCGGTGGGGCAGCCTGCGGGAGGCCGCCTGGGCCTTCGGCGACGGCAGCTATGCCAACGTGGCCCTCGTGCTGGGGGCGGGCGAGGGCAAAGACCGGGCCATGGTCTGGGCGGGCGACACCGAGGCCGAAGGGGCCCAGCGCCGGGAGATGATCGTGGACGCCCGGGACATCCAGCCCGAGGACGGCGAGACCGTCAAAAGCGACAGCTACCTCAAGAAGCTGGCTGATCGGGGCGCGTCGAAGCTCCTCGAACAGCTCCGCACCGGCAGCATCGAGATGACGCTGGACGCCGACGGCCTCGAGCCGGGCGACGTCTGTTTCTGCTCTCTGCCGGATCTCGGCTACAAGGCCACCGTCCGGGTGGCCGACATCATCATTCAGAGCCAGACCGACGGCACCACCCGCACCGCGCGGCTGGGTACGCCCGTCTGGCATAAGATCTAGGAGGCGATAGCTTGAGCTCCCCCGGAATTATTACCTACCCGCTGGGCGGCATCACCTATGACGCCGAGGATGCTGCGGCCTACTTTGCCGGGCGCACCAGCGGCGTTTACAGCACCGGCATCGATTTCGCGGTGGCTGCTGGCGCCGATGGCAGTACCGACCCCCCCGTCGGCGCGGGGCGGGCGTGGATGCACGTCAGCCGGTGGGTGGGCCTCAGCGTCACCATGCGGGAGGCCCAGACCCTCACGCTGCCCCTCGCGGACAGCGCTCTGCCCCGCATCGACCGCGTCGTGCTCCGGTACGACGCTACCAGCCGCACCACCACGCTGGAGGTGCTGCAAGGCACCCCGTCCAGCGAACCCGCTGCCCCGGCCATCTCCCGCACCGAGATGGTCTATGACCTCTGCCTCGCCGAGGTCTCCCGCCCGGCGGGCCAGACGGCCCTGACCACCGCCAACCTCACCGACACCCGCACCGACGAAGCCCTCTGCGGCCTCATGCGGGACGGCGTCACCGGCATCCCCATGGACGAGCTGGGCCGGCAGGCGCTGACGAAAGCCAAAGAGACGGCGGCTCTCTGCGACAGCCTGCTGGCCAGCTACAGCGGCGGCTATCTCGGCATCTGGCCCGTGACCCTGACGGCGGACGGCTGGGCCGAATGCACCGACGTACCCGGCTACGCCTACAAGCAGACGGCAGAGTTGCGGGCCGCGAGGGCGGCCACCGTCCCCTCGGCGGCGCCAAGCCCCGAGACCTATACCGTGGCCGTCACGGCGGGGCTTGCAGGCGTCTGCGAGACCGGCGGCGGCACCATCACCTTCTGGGCCGAGAACGTCCCCGAGGGCGGCATCCAGATGCAGGTGGAGCTGCTGGGACCCTCGGCCTCGACCGCTGACACCGGAGAGGACACCCTGGGCGACACCGTTTTGGATGACACGACTTTGTAACGGAGGTACACCATGAAGTATGTGAAACAGCATTTCGTCACCGGCATGAAAGTCAGCCTGCCCGACGTGCTCAACCGGATGGAGGCCGGCATCGCAGCCGCCTGCCCCGCGGCGGGGGGGGGCCCGCCCATAAGCGGGACCCATCGGCCGCAAGGCCGATTGCTACGCCTCGACCCTCAGGGGCGGGTCCATGGCGCGAGC